AGGCCGACAAAGGCCGCAAATTTTCAAAAGGTGGCGAAATGGCTGAATCCAAAGCGATGATGAAGAAGGAAGTGTCTTTCATGAAGAAGAAGGGCGCTCCCAAGTCCATGATCAAGCATGAGATGAAGGAAGCGGGCATGAAGAAGATGGCCAAGGGTGGTATGGCCGCTTCCAAAATGGGCGCTGTGAAGACCGCTGCTCCCAGCCGTGACGGTGTTGCCGTAAAGGGCAAGACCAAGGGCGCAATGATCAAGATGACCAAGGGCGGTAGAGCCTGCTAAGGAGAACGCGATGCCCGGAATTCGTAAACCCACCGAGAAAGAGACTGCCAAACTTGAGCAGTCTCGTGAGCTTATGCGCAAGGGCATCGCAGGAGAACAGGACTTCATGTCCAAGTTTTCCACCACGATGGCCAAGTCTGCGCGTGATGACATCCGTGCGGCCAAGGCCATGCGGGAGTCTGTACCCTCCGCTGCCCGTGAATACGAGGCGTATCAGCAGGCTGGTTACAAAAAGGGTGGTTATGTCAAGGCCGCTGATGGTTGCGCCGCACGCGGCAAAACCAGAGGCAAGATGATTTCAATGGGGTAATCATGAAGTTCAGCGACGTATCTCCCCTGGCCGGTATCGCTACTGGCGAAGGCATGATGGGCAACCTGACTCAGTTTGGTGCCCTTGGCGCAGTTGCTGATGCCATCCGTCGAGATCGTGAGAAGGACAAAGAGCGAGAGCGTCAGCAGCAAACTGGTGCGGCTCCCACTAGCGCAGGTATGAAGGCTGGTGGCAAAGTCAGTTCCGCGTCCAAGCGTGCTGACGGCTGCGCAATTCGCGGCAAGACTCGCGGAAAGATTGTCTGATCATGATGGCGTCGCGTGGCATGGGGGCCATTAACCCCAGCAAAATGCCCGGAGCCAAACGCAAGGCTCGTCGGGACGATACTGACTTTGATCAGTATGCTGAGGGTGGCGCGGTGAAGTCCAAGGTCAATGAGGCCGGGAACTACACCAAACCGGGCATGCGCAAATCGCTGTTTGAGAAGATCAAGGGTCAAGCAACCCAGGGCACTGCGGCAGGTCAATGGAGCGCACGCAAAGCGCAGCTTCTGGCCAAGCAGTACAAGGCAAAAGGCGGAGGCTACCGTGGCTGAGAAAGAAACCAAGAACGAACGTCGTCTTCGGGAAGAAGAGGAAGCACAAACTCGCGGGCCGTTTAATATCACCAAGCGCCCGGTTGGGCCACTTGGCCAGTTAGCCAATTTGATAACTGGGGAAGTTGACGAGCGAGGCTACGGTACCTCCAGGCACCCCGGAGCGGTCTATGCCGGTGATCAAGTTAGCAGAAAAATTCATAATACGGAAGGCAAAACCGCCCTTGAGTCGCTAACGGACCCTCGCGTACGACAGGCTAGACGAGAAGCGGCAGCGGAACAACGCCGCGAGGATAAAGAGCCGCGCAAGTATGCCAAGGGCGGCAAGGTCAAGTCCGCATCGGCCCGTGCTGACGGCTGCGCCCAACGCGGTAAGACCCGTGGGAGGATGGTGTGAAAAAGCCTCAGCAGTCGCTGAAGGACTGGACCACTCAAAAATGGAGGACCAAAAGTGGTAAACGATCTTCTGACACGGGTGAAAGGTATCTTCCAGAGGCTGCGATCAAGAGTCTTTCCCCCCAAGAATACGCAGCCTCAACCCGAGCAAAACGAGCAGGCAAAGCCTCCGGCAAGCAGTTCGTAGCCCAACCGAAGGCCATCGCCAAGAAAACCGCGAGGTTTCGCTAAATGACCACCACCGGTACCACCCTCTTCAACCTCGACATGAACGACCTCATCGAAGAGGCGTTCGAGCGTTGCGGGCAGGAACTGCGCACGGGCTACAACTTCCGCACTGCGCGGCGTAGCCTCAACCTGCTGACAATTGAGTGGGCCAACCGGGGCATAAATCTTTGGACGATTGAAGAGGGGCAGATTCCGCTGTATCCCAATCAGGCTATCTACGCGCTGCCCAACGACACGATTGATCTGCTGGATCAAGTGACGCGTACCAACGCAGGCGCTGGCACCACGCAGATCGACATCAACATTAACCGGATCAGTGAGTCTACGTATTCCACGATCCCCAACAAGTACGCGCAGGGTCGCCCCATTCAGGTTTGGATCAACCGCCAGACTGGCGAGACCAACACGACCACGGTTCAGACCGCCACCCAGACTGTCCAGCCTGCGGACACCACGATCTATCTGGATGACGTGACCCAGTTGGCTGCTGCTGGCTTCATCAAGCTGGGCACCGAGTTGATCAGCTATAGCAACCTCACACAGCCTAGCCCAAGCTCCACCGCTGGGTACATCAGCTATTGTGGCCGTGGCCAGCAGAACACGATTGCTGGCACGTACGCCGTGGGCACTGTTGTGTCGGTGGCTCGTCCCCCCTCGATCAACATCTGGCCAATCCCCAATCAAGGGTCGGTGGGTGATCCGTACTACATGTTTGTGTACTGGCGCATGCGCCGCATCCAAGATGCAGGCACGGGCGTGAAGGCACAAGACATCCCGTTTCGTCTCTTGGAGTGCATGGTGGCGGGGCTGGCATACAAAATGTCAATCAAGCTCCCTGACATGGACCCCAATCGGATCGCCATGCTCAAGGCAGAGTACGAACAGCAGTGGCAGTTGGCTGCGGACGAAGACCGCGAGAAAGCCAGCGACCGTTTTGTCCCGCGCAGCTTGTTCTACAGGTGATGTATGGCGGGGCCTAAGTACGCGTCAGCTAAATACACGATTGCGGAATGCGACCGCTGTGCGCAGCGGTATCTGCTCAAGCAGTTGCGTAAGCTGACCATCAAGACCAAACAGGTCAGCATCAAGGTGTGCCCGGAGTGCTGGGAACCCGACCAACCGCAGTTGCAGCTTGGTATGTACCCGGTGTATGACCCACAGGCTGTGCAGGAGCCGCGTCCTGACGTGAGCTACTTCCTGTCGGGTTTGAACGGTTTGCAGACGGTGGACACCGTGGGTATATCGCAGACCCAGACGGGCACGCCCGAAGGCGGTAGCCGGGTGTATCAGTGGGGGTGGAATCCGGTAGGTGGGTCAAGAGGTTTCGACGCCCCGCTAACCTTAAATTACTTGGTTTTGCAAGCCCAAGTTGGTACAGTAACGGTAACTACGACGTAAGGAGTCGGAAATGGACAAGATGAAGAAGGTTGCCAAGGAAGAGGTGAAGGCGCATGAGAAGCGCATGCACGCTGCCAAGATGGCGAAGGGCGGCAAGACCAATGCCCAAATGAAGGCGTTGGGTCGTGGTCTGGCCAAGGTTGCCAATCAGAAGAAGTCGTCCTTTACCTACAAGAAGGGGGCCTGATCATGGCCAAGTTCAGCAAGAAGGTAATGGGCAAGGAAGTCGGCCAAGCTGACATCTACGCTCAACCACATACAATGCAAGGCAAGGCTTTGAGTGAAGCGGAGTTGGCCAACGGTTACCGCAAGGAGCCGACCGCTGCCAATTCTGTGAAGATGTCGGTTGGCAACATCAACCGTGATGGCTACGATCCCACACCCAAGACCACGGGTATCAAGATGCGTGGCACAGGCGCGGCCACCAAGGGCGTGATGTCTCGCGGTCCCATGGCCTAAACATGAACTACCAAGAACTGTTCGACGCTGTTCAGTCGTATTCGGAAAACATTTTTCCGGCCTTTGACCTGTCTGACGGGTCACAGGACACCACGACTGAGCAGATCAATCGGTTCATCCGGCAGGCGGAACAGCGCATCTACAACACGGTGCAGTTCCCGTCGTTGCGTAAGAACATGAAAGGGGTCATGGCGGCAAACAACAAGTACTTGTCTGCCCCAAATGACTTCCTCGCCGTTTATTCCCTAGCCGTCATCACTGGTGTTGTGGCCAGCGACCTCAATACGGGCACGTACGAATACCTGTTGAACAAAGACGTGAACTACATTCGGCAGGCGTACCCGAGCCCCAACGACGACAAGGGCGTTCCAAAGTATTACGCACTGTTTGGCCCCACGGTGAACGGTGCCGCTATCACGACTGAGTTGACGTTTCTTCTCGGCCCGACGCCCGACGCCAACTACAACGTTGAACTGCATTATTACTACTACCCCGAGTCAATCGTTACGGCGGGCACGACGTGGCTTGGCGACAACTTTGATACGGTGCTTTTGTACGGCACATTGGTCGAGGCATACACCTACATGAAGGGTGAGACCGACGTGATGGCCTACTACGAGACCAAGTACAAGGAAGCTCTGGCTTTGGCAAAGCGTCTGGGCGACGGTATGGAACGTCAAGATGCCTATCGCTCAGGGCAGTATCGTCAACCGGTGACCTGATATGGCGATTTTTCAAACCGTCACCACGAGCTTCAAGGTCGAGATTCTTCAGGCCGTGCACAACTTCGGCCCAACGTCACCCGACACCTTTAAGATTGCGTTGTACACCGGTAACGCAGCATTGGGTCCGTCTACCACGGTCTACACAACCCTGAACGAAGTCACTGGTACGGGGTACGTGGCTGGAGGCGTAACGCTTGTGATCAGTCAGTCGCCAACCGCTGCTAACAACAATCAGCAGGTGCCGACTGCATACATCTCGTTTGACCCCGCCACTTGGACCGGTGCCACTTTCATTGCTCGTGGCGCATTGATCTACAACAGTAGCAAGGGCGACAAATCTGTGGCAACCCTAGATTTTGGTTCGGACAAAACGGTGAACAATCAAACTCTCACGGTTACCTTCCCGGTAGCCGACCCCAACAACGCGATTGTGCGTATTTCATAAGGACATTTTGATGGGAACGATTTTTACGACAAAAGGTGACATGGAGGAATCCCTTCTTGAGAAAAAAGAGGGGGTTCTTGATAATGACAACGAATACACGACTTGGGTCGAGTATTGGCATGAAGGCGAACTTGTGCATCGTTCGGTTCATGTCACGCTGAAAAAGATGCCCGTTTTTGCTGGCGGCGAAGCCGCGTCATTTGGTTAACGAAAGGAGCCTGAAATGGCAAATACTCAGTCGATGTGCACGTCGTTTCTTGGCGAAGTGCTGACCGCTACCCACAACTTTGGTACCGCCCCGACTCGTGCCAGCAGTGCTGCTGATACGTTCAAGGCTGCGCTTTATCTGGCTTCTGCCACGGTAAACGCAAGCACCACGGCGTACAGCAGCACTGGCGAAGTGACCGGCACCAACTACACCCCCGGTGGTGTAACGGTGACCAACGCCACGCCCCCTGCTTCGTCTAATACGTCGGCTACGGCGGGTGTCGCTTACTGGACAGCTTCGTCAAGCATCACTTACACCAACGTCACCCTGACAACGGCGTTCGATGCAGTGTTGATCTACAACTCTACTCAGAGTGACAAGGCTGTCAGCGTGCACACCTTCGGTTCACAGACCGTGACCGCAGGTACGTTCACTCTGACGATGCCCGCCAACACCACCTCGACGGCTCTGCTGCGTTTGGCGACGACTTAAACCCCTGAAGGTGGTAGTTCATGGCTACCGGATGGGGCATAGGTGGATGGGGCGACGGCACTTGGGGTGGACTTGGTGAAACCCTAACAGGTGACGACGCCTCGGGTGCTGTTGGCAGTGTAGGGGCGAACGTAACTGTCGCCCTTACGGGCGTTGCTGCCACCGGAACTCCGGGGACCATCGCCATAAATGGGCGCAATCTTGCGCTCACGGGCGTTGCTGCGTCTGGAAATGTTGGTACCGTTACTGAAACCAACAGTCCAACAGAAGACAGCGTTCTGGCTTCTGGTTTTGTTGGCAATGTAGCGTCCGAAGTTCTTATCGCGCTTTCAGGGGTGTCCGCCGCTGGATTGGTCGGCAATGTCACTCAGGACAAGACCACAGCACTCACCGGCGTATCTGCTGGTGGGTTGGTCGGTACTGCGGTTGCTACACCGCTAATCGCGCTTACCCACGTTGAAGCTGAAGGTGTTGTAGATGACGTTGACCCGTTACCCCTACCACTAATTTCGGGTCTTCATGCGGATGCCTATGCTGGGGACGTAGGGAGCGAACGCGTCGTAGCCCTGAGTGGTGTTGCTGCCGCCGGTTCAGTTGGTGACGTTGTATTTGCCATCCCGGCGTTCCCAACAGGTGTTCAGGCTGATGGCGCGGTTGGCGCTGTCTCGATGGGTGAACGCACCGTTGCGCTCACGGGTGTCAGTGCCTCGGGCGGGGTTGGGAATGTAACTGAGACAAACGCTCCCACCGAAGACGGCGTCATTGCCCGTGGCTTCGTGGGCACGATGGGCGTTGGCCCGCATGAGTTTGCCCTGACCGGCAGCGAAGCCCAAGGCTCCGTTGGATCGGTTACCAATAGCATCACGATTGCCCTGACCGGCGTTAGCGCGGCGGGGCAAGTTGAAGCGAGTGGCAGTTCTAGGACGGTTGCCCTGACCGGCGTTGAAGCAAACGGTCAAGTTGGGGATGTCATCCGCTTGATTGAAGAGCCCATCACTGGGGTTTCTGCTGCTGGACAGGTTGGGGACATTTCGGTTGGAGAGCGCATAGTTGCACTGACCGGTGTCGCTGCCCAAGGTGTAACCGGTGATGAGAGTCAAAATGTCACGGTAGCCCTGACAGGAGTCGTGGCTTCCGGCACCCCCGGCGACGTTGTATTTAACAAGATTGCCGCTTTGACGGGGGTCTCCGCTTCTGGAGCAGTTGGCAATGTCAGCGTAGGCGAACGGCTTGTGGCTGTCACCGGTTGTCAAGCGATGGGCAATGTTGGAAACTTCGGGGTGTTCTATTGGAGCCTGATTGACGACGCTCAGAACGCCGATTGGACTTTGATAAACACGGAATAGGAGCATTAAATGGCGGTCACAAATTTTTCACCCCTTTTGGGTCTGGCGCTGCCGACCACGGGCGACCTTTCGGGTACATGGGGTACAACGGTTAACGACTCCATTACCAGTCTGTTGGACACAGCAGTTGCGGGTACAACGACGCTTTCCACTGATGCTGACGTCACGTTGTCTACTACTAATGGCGCAGCTAATCAGGCACGTTCGTCTGTTCTCCTGTGTTCGGGCGCACGTACCGCACTGCGGACCATCACGGCACCTGCGCAATCCAAAGCCTACATCATCATTAATCAGACCACGGGTGGTTTTGCTGTCAAGATTGTTGGGTCTGGTCCGACCACAGGCGTGACAATTGCAAACGGCGAGAAAGCCCTTGTCGCTTGGAATGGTTCTGATTTTGTTCTCGTTTCAGCAATTCCAATCGACCTAACTACCGACGTTACTGGTTCGTTGCCACTTGCGAACGGTGGCACTGGTGGCACGTCAGCGGCCACTGCTCGTACTAATCTGGGCGCAACAACTCTGGGCAGTAACCTGTTCACGGCTACTAACCCCAGTGCAATTACTTTTATCAAAGTCAACGCTGACAATACCGTATCTACCGAATCTGCTTCGACTTATCGGGGCTCTATTGGTGGCACGACGCTGGGCAGCAACCTTTTCACGATTACGAATCCAAGCGCCGTCACGTTCCCCCGGTTCAACGCAGACAATACAGTTAGCGCGTTGGATGCGGCCACTTTCCGCACGGCTATTGGCGCAGGTACCGGTGGTGGTTCGGTTACTTCGGTTGGCGGCACCGGTACCGTTAACGGCATCACACTCAGTGGTACCGTGACGTCTTCGGGCAACCTGACGCTCGGCGGCACGCTGTCGGGTGTGAGCCTGACGACTCAGGTTACTGGGACTCTACCTGTCGCCAACGGTGGTACGGGTGCGACGGACGCTGCCACAGCACGCGCCAACTTGGGGGCTGGTACCGGCAACGGCACAGTAACTTCGGTTACCGTTTCCGCAGGCTCTGGGTTGTCTGGCGGTGGGACAGTTACTTCCAGCGGCACGATCACGCTCACCAATGCTGGAGTCACGTCGGTCACCGGCGGTACCGGAATTTCGGTCAGCGCCTCCACTGGTTCAGTGACCATTTCGGCTTCCGGTGGCGGCGGCAACTTGCAACAAACGGTGTTCAACAGCAGTGGCACATTCACTGTACCCACCGGAGTTACCAAACTGTACGTAGAAGTTACCGGGGGTGGGGGCGGGACGGCTATTGGACCTAATTGGGGCGGCGGAGGTGGCGGTTACGCCGCTGGAATTCTTACTGTCACTCCGGGCACCAGCATCTCTGCTACTGTAGGTGGTGGCGGCACGGGCGGGCAACCATACGGGTCTACTGGCGACACGGGTGGGGCAAGTAGTTTTTCTACCTTGAGCGCAAACGGCGGAAATGGTTCTGGAAACAACAACGGTAGTGGTGGCACCGCTTCTGGTGGGACTCGTTTCAATCTTACGGGTTTGTCGGGAGGTTATGCTCTCGCCGGACCAAATAACGCGATGCCCGGCGCAGCAGGCCTTGTAGGTACCGGTTCTAATACACCAAGAGGCCCCGGTGCTGGGGGTTACGGTGGAGGCAATTCTTTTGGCACCCCTGGTTCTGCTGGGCAAGTCGTCGTTTGGTACGTCGGTAGCTAAGGACAAAGATCATGGAAAAGAACTACGCAATTATTGAAAACGGAAAAGTAGTTAATGTTATTGTCGCTACCCCCGAATACGCGGCGCAGCATAGTTACATACTACTACCGGATGGTTTTGGGATCGGTTCTTCTTTCGATGGCATCACTTGGAATCGCCCACCTGCTCCAGACCCGCAGATCGTGAGTGCTACCCGTGCTGCTTACGAACGTAAAGTCCGAGACACGCTCCTTAAAGAAACGGACTGGACCCAAAGCGTTGACATTAGTGGAGATGTCAAGGCGTTGTGGGCGCCTTATCGGCAAGCACTAAGAGATGTCCCCACGCAATCGGGATTTCCTTTTAACATTGCATGGCCAACGCCTCCTAAACCGTTTTATTCGGTATTATTGGACCGTGAAATTGCATGAACAATTTTGTTCGAGGAAATTTTATAGGCAACTTGTCGTTGTGCGACGAGATTATTGATTTCTATAAATGTTCCAAAGACAAATTCAAAGGCACCATTTCCAATAGCAGCGGCGTGATTGTAGATGCTGATGTCAAAGATTCTACAGACTGCCATTTAGTTGGCCCTTTGTATGATCAATACTACGCAGAGCTAGAAAAGATAACTAGAGATTATTTGAGCACTTTCCCTCATGCGATTTGCAATGGTGATTGGGGTGTCGTTGAAGACATAAACATCCAGCACTACCAACCCGGTCAAGGTTTCAAGGTGTGGCATTGTGAACGGGGCAATCTAAGCCTTGCTTACAGACACCTAGTTTTCATGACTTACTTGAATGACGTAACGGATGGGGGAGAAACGGAATTTTTTCATCAGGAACTCAAAATACGCCCAGAAAAAGGTTTGACTTTAATTTGGCCTGCTGATTGGACTTACACCCACAGAGGAGTTACGTCTCCAACCCAAGAAAAATACATCGCAACCGGTTGGTTCAATTTCATGCCGCCGGGCACAAAACACAAACCTGATTCTGAGTAAACAATGGCTTCATTCACCACCATCCACAAACTAGGTTACGTGCAAGACACTGTCCCGGAATCTATTTTCCGCAAAATAAAAGCTGAAACAGACCCCAGCACATTTGATTTTGGTGGTAAAAAATACAATTCTGATTTGGCTGGCAACCTAAAAAAAGAATATCAGTACCGCCCCTCTGCGGCTTTGAAAGGTGAGTTGTCGGAGTATCTCAGGCGGCTGGCAAATTATTATTGGTCGCAGTGGGGAACGCTGCCGCCAGACTTTGACATCAGAAAAAGGAATGAACTCGACGTTGACGGAGAGCCTCTTTTGGATTTGTGGGTTAATTTCCAATCCAAACACGAATACAACCCAATGCATCACCACAGCGGGGAACTGAGTTTTGTGATTTGGGTTTCTATTCCGTACGACATAAAAGACGAACTTGCAGTTTTTCCTGAAGCTGATTCCAAGACCACAGCCACTTTTAACTTTTGTTATCCAGATCATTTTAGTCATGGCGGGCTGGGCATTCACACGCTGGCGGCTGATCGGAACTGGGAAGGAAAAATAATTCTTTTCAACGCGTCTTTGCAGCATTGCGTGTATCCTTTTTACACCAGCGACCAATACAGAATTTCTGTGTCTGGCAATCTTGGCGCTAAATAAAAGAATTGTTTGACATGAGCGCCAAACACAACAATCCTTCTAATCCCGCATGGGCTTTTGCCGCTAATCACACTTATTTTTGGGCCAGTGCCGAAAAAGGATTTACCAAAGATGAGTGCGCAGAAATTATTTCTTTGGGGAGTAGGTTGATTTCAGAACGCGCCATAACTATCGGCGGGGCTGATGATCTGCGCGACTCTGAAATAGCTTGGATACATCCATCAGAAGAATCAAATTGGCTATATCAGCGGATGACGGAATTGGTGCTGAATATAAACGAACAGTTTTTCAAATTTGACCTGTTCGGTTTGTTGGAAGGTATTCAATTCACTAAATACTCAGCCCCCGCAGGCAGATACGGCAAACATGTTGATTCTTGGGTTAAAGGGCCGGTGCGCAAATTGTCATTCACGTTGCAATTGTCTGACCCCCAAGAATACGAAGGTGGAGAACTGCGCTTATACTTCAAAGACGATCCCGAGGTGATGCCAAAACCGCAAGGGGCAATAACTTTGTTTCCTTCTTATGTTTTGCACGAAGTAACGCCAGTGACCAAAGGAACTCGGTACAGCTTGGTGGCTTGGGTCACGGGCAAACCCTTCGTGTAACCGGAGACAATCGTGGAAGAAACCAAACCCGCCGAAACAGCCAAGGAAGTTGCCGGTAAGAGCATTGGTAGGTTTGGCCTCTTCTACATCACCCTGATCGTCCTGATCGGGGTTGGCTCCTCTTACTTTCTCTCCGACTCTGCCATCACGGCTGTGATGACGATGATCGGTGGTGCACTCGTGGCTCTCATCAACATGATGAACGGCATCGCCGGGACGGCAGAGAAACAAGAGAAGCCCGAGTTCAAGGTCATCCAGACCTTGATCGACAAGTTGGACCGCTTGGACAAGCCTGAGCAACCCATGAAGGTGACTGTGCAGGGCGACAAGGTGACGGTCAGCAAGGGTGACGATGTGGTCACCGCCACTAGGGAATAGTCATGGCATGGTCAGACGTACTCAAGGCAGTCATCCCAATCGTGGTGGCTGCACTCGCTTGGCTACTGGGGCAGGTTGCATCCTTCTCTGAGCGTCTGACCAAGATCGAAGGGCAGATGCCCGCGCTCATCACCAAGGAAGGCGTGCCCACCGACAGCCCCATCAGCGCGGAGCGCAGGGCAATCATGAAGGAGCAGATTTACAAGGACATCAACGACCTTCAGGTGAAGGTCAAACTCCTTGAAGAGCGCGAGAAGTTTCTGAAGGGGAACAAGTAATGCTGTCACTCATCTCGACCCTCGGTGGTCTGCTGATTTCGGGCCTGCCCAAGTTGATGGAGTATTTCCAGAACAAGGCAGACCAAGCCCATGAACTGCGTCTGGCGCAGATTCAGACCGAGCGGGAACTCCAGTTGGCAGCGGCAGGGTTTGCCGCTCAGGCCCGGATGGAGGAGATTCGCACCGAACAGGTGGCCATGGAGACCGACGCCCGGATGACCGAGGCTGCGCTGGATCACGACAAGAAGGTTCTGGAGAAGGCGTCGCGCTGGGTTGCCAACTACGTCGGCACGGTGCGCCCCACGGTCACCTACCTGTTCGTGATTGAATTGATCGCGCTCAATGCCTTCATGGCGTGGTATCTCTGGAACCACCCGGAACTGATTCGGAGCGTGGACGACGTGATCCGCTACTCGGACCTGATCTTCTCCAGTGACGAGATGGCCATGCTCGGCGGCATCATTGGTTTTTGGTTTGGCTCCCGCCAGTGGAATAAGAAGTGAAGCTGAGCAAGGTAGGCGAAGCCCTCATGCACAAGTATGAGGGATTTAGGAGTAAACCCTACCTTTGTCCCGCCCACATCTGGACAATTGGCTACGGCCATGTCCTGTATCAAGAGCAGATCAGGCTCCCGGTCATCCGCAAGGAAGGTTACACCGGGGCGATCAGGAAGGAATACCCGCTGCGAGGAGAAGACCATCGTGTTTGGACCAAGACGGAGATCGACGAACTATTCCACGTTGATGTCGTCACTTTTGAACGTGGTGTTCTTCGACTTGTTCCCGGCGTATCTGGCCGTCAAGGCAGCTTTGACGCTCTGGTCAGTTTTGCCTTCAATGCAGGGCTAGGCAACTTGCAGCGTAGCCAGATCAGGATGCGGGCCAACCGCGATGACTGGAACGGAGCGGCAGACGCCTTCCGCCAGTGGACGATGGGTGGTGGCAAAGTCCTGCCGGGTCTGGTAAAACGGCGCGAAGCCGAGATT